TATCTTTAGCATGCTTGTAGTCATCTCCATCGATGTCTCCATCTCCGTCATGATCTTTACCTTGCTTTTCATGAACTTGGTCATGTGTGTCGTGTCCACCTTCTTTATAGGCAGCCATAAATGACCTAACAAAGTTATCTTGATCTTGACCTGCATCATGATGAGTCATGGCTAACTCTCTAGCCATTTCTTCTGCATCTTCTGGAGTATAGTTAGTTAAAATATTTTCATTATCGATAAAAGATATATATCCGTCTTTAGAGGACATATCAATACCTTCTTCAGCTTCACTCATATCAGAAGGACCTTCGTAATTTACAGAGATATACTCTCCAAACTCGTCTTCAATATCAGCTCCATTTAATAGATCTTGGCCGTGAGTTAAAATAAAGTTTTTAAGTACACCTCCTGTAATATCTGGGTATTTAGTTCTTAGTGCTCCAACTACTTTACCTAAAAGTTGCTTTTTAGCATCTTCAGTCATAGTTTCGTCTTTACGGGGATCATCATGCCATCCTGCTTCGTAGTCTGCATCATTTTTAGCATCTTCTTCTTCATCTTCTTTCATTCTTCCTTTCATAGGAGAACCAGCATGCTTATTTGCTAACTCTTCTGGTGATAACTCTTCATCATCTCCATCTTGATTACCTTCAATTTCTTCTTTTAACGTTGCCTTTTTAAGACCGTTAAATACATCTGTAGCTTTGTCTCCTCTTTTTACTTCAACATCTCTATCATGCTTATCTACTTTATTAGATTCACCAGACATTAAATTAAGGTAGTGGTTACAGTCTTTCTCTAGGTTAGTTTTTGCTTTACTAGTTGCAGTATCTAATGCTTCTCTAGATATACTAGCAGATGCTGGGTCTAATTTAAGTACTCCTAGCTCAATTCTAATACCTCTGTCTAGAGCATCAAGTGAATAAGTAAGTGCTGGGCGATCATCATAAACTTTTGCCTCTGCAAATGCAGGTTTAGAAGCTTCAAATAACATCGCTTTATTTTTAAGGATCTGAACGGTGTCGTTATATCCATTAAACTGTGAAATGTACATAGGGTATTGCTGTCTCATTTGACGGACAAACTCTTTTTTAGACAGAGAACCTTCGTTCACTGCTCTATATTTTTCTGTTGCTGTTACTGCTCTCATATCTTATAAGTAATCAAATCCTTTTGTATGTGATGGCCTTTTTGGTCTTTCTTGTTTCTTCCAGCCAAGCTTAGTTAATGTTTTCTTTGCTTTAGTACCTTTACCAAATGCTTTTGGTGTAGCATACTGAGCTCCGTCTCCGGGAGTAAATTATGCACCACCTGTGCTGGTTGCGTTTGCTTCATCTAGTTCCTTTAATACTTCTCTAACTAATGAGGTAAGTTCTGATTTTTTCATTACAGAGCTTTTAACTCATTTACTAAATCGTAATACTGCATTAAGTTTACTAAGTGACTATCTTTAATTTTATCTTTATTACTTAAAGGTTTAATAGATTTAGATACTTCAGTTAGTTTTATTTTTACTACATCGTCATTTACTTTAGATGATAACTTTCTAACTGCGGAAGCAATTTTATTCATTTCTTCATTAACTAAAGTTCTCAAGCGTGATTGTGAGTTGACAGATGTAATAAATTCTTTTAATATATTTTTTTGTTCTGGAAGTAAGTTTCTATACTTATCGTTAAACTTTTCTAATAGGAATTTAAACGTTAATAGTTTAAGGTCTTTATCGTATTTAGAATATTCTTCAATTAATGTATCCTTTACTTCTTCCTCGTTTTGAGGTGCAGAGGTCAGATGCTCTAATATTGTAGTTTTATTATCTATTAGAACCTTAGGGTTAATTAAATTATCATTATTCTGAGCTTCTAATAGACAGTATAGCGCAGCTAGAGGTTTATAGTCTCTAACTTGCATACCAAAAAATTCTTCAATATTATACTTATTCTTTATTTCAGAAATAAGTTCATACTTTTGAACCTTTAGTGTTTTTAAATCTAGTTTTCTAGACACCTCAGTAATAGTTGAAACTATTGCTTCAGCTCTAGATTGTGATACGTTCTTATTTTTAACTATAAATTCATATAGTTTGTATTCCTTAGCTAGTGAAGATTTATTGGCATAGAAATTTTTTATAATTCCTACTGCAGGAGAATCACTACCGTTAAGAGTGTCTACAGCTATTTGCTTCACAAGCAATTCAAAAATAAGACCTGTATTACGAAATTTTGAATGTTTTATTTTCATTATACACGTTTGCTATATATAAATATGCTTTAGTTACCTAAATCTCTAATGTTCTCTTCTTTAAGGAGATCTGATTCAATTTTAACTTCTTTAGTAAAGACAATATTCTTTAATGCCTCTTTGTTTTTATGGTAAACCGCTTGAGTAGTAAGGTTTTCCATTACGTTATCATTGTCTGATGGAAACCCTCCATGCATTCCATGAGTACCTAGCGGATCTCTTCCCCCTATTGGGTTATCGGTAGTACCGTATACGGATGCTTTTTCTTTAGGTCTTCCTCCTTCTGGTCCAGGTTGACCCCATTTTGGTTCGGTTTCGGTTTCTGAATAGCCTTGTGGTACTTCTCCTGGTGAGCCTCCTTTTGGGGTAGATACTGATCGTCTACCGTACATAGAAGCTAAATCGTGCGGTGTACCGTAAGTCATTCCTGATTTTGCAGGATCATTACCTTCGTTTTCTATTTGTGCGATTCTAAAGCTAGATTTACTATCTTCTCTCACTAATGCTCTTTCTTCAAGATACTGGTCTTCAGACATATCAAATATCTTCTCATATATGTAATCAGAAGAAAACATCTTACTATCTTTCATTTGAGCAGCTAAATCTACTTTCTCTTTAAGTAGAGCTATTTTCTCTTGTTCAAATATTATAGATGGTACAGTTAACTTAATTTCAAAATTCGTAAGAGATTCTCCTGTAAAACCTTGAGTATATAGATGTACCAAAGCTATTTTAGTTAGCTCTGATTCCATTATCTTTTGAATACGCTCTACTGTTCTGGCGAATCTTATATCTTCTGCGGCTAATGTAGCTTTACCTGATAGATCTCCTTCATAACCAAAGTAAGCTTTAGGTATTTTTAATGCCGCAAATAGTTTAGCTTGTAGGTATTGAACGTCTGTAACGCCATCATACTCTAATCCTTTAGTAGTCTCAATACGGGTAAGTATCTCCTCCTCTTACAGGTAGGTAGAAATCTTCCATCATATTTTGGAGATTAAATCTTAAATTGTATTGACCATCATCTCCTACATAAGGAGTTTTTTTCATTTGATTGATGGTCTTTTGCATAAATTGTTCTACTTCATTAGGCGGTACATTACCGACATTGATATAGAACATTCTCTTTTCAGCTGATCTAGTAATACGGTGTATTAACATCGCATCTTCCATTAGAGTAGCTTGTTTAAATATTTTTCTAGCAGGCTCCAAATAAGATCTACCGTAAGGTAAGAAATTAGTATCTGATATAAGTCTAAAGTGAGCAATTTCGTAATTGTCAAATTCTATTACTCTAGATTCATTTTTCTTCTTAGGTAAGTAATTTGGACTCTGTGAGGAAGCTAGTCCATCTGGGTCTAACTTAAATGTAACTGCTGCAGGATTTGCAGGATCTAATCCCTCTTCTCTGATCATATGATATACAGTGTAAGGGAGCACATTATAAACTCCAAACTTCTCAGCTACTTCTAACTTTAAAAAGAAGTCACCGTATTTACACATATTTCTAGTCCATGACCATAAGTTAAATTCTATATTTAATACGTCATAGAATAAATTATAAAGAACTCTTTGTATATTTTCGTCTGATGATTTAATAGAAAGAATTTCATTCTGGTCATTCTTTACTGTTGCTTCATCAGCTATAATATCTAATGCAGATGCTATAATTGGATCTGTGTCCATAGCTTCATAATCAGAATAAAGTTGTATTCTTAAAGTCTGATAGTTTAGATTAGGGTTGTATATATTTTTATTATTATATATATACAGTCTACTAAACCTATCAACTAGTGAATTAGTCTGGTATCTACCAGTAGTTTGAATCTGATTAGTGTCGGCAACTTTAAGTTCATCTCCACCAACGTTTCTTACTATTACGTCTGATGCAAATAATCTTTTAAGTCTACCAAATAAGGAAGTATCCGCCATTCCGGTTGTTTTTAATTATAAATAGATCTATTTTAACAACCATCTGATGTCTTCTTCACCAGAGGGTGTCTTTATAAGATAAGGATTTTCTCTCTGACTACCAACATTTGACATGATAGCTTTGTTTTGAAGATTTAAATTAGTAAATGAAGATAATTGTGCTCTAGAAAGATCTAATCCTTGTTGTCTCATTCTTAATGCTGTATCTCTCACATACAGTGCAGTAGCAAAAGATATAATTAAATCATCGTTATATCTATCTTGAGCTTGTGCTTTACCGTTTTTCCATACAAATACTCTCATTTCAGACATAAGTCTTTTAGATTGTATTGTTACTGAATGGTCTCTTATATACTCTATCATCTTAGCTATTACTAAAGGTCTAGTTCTAGATGACATGGTAAAGCCGGGTACAAGCTTATCTCTTTCGAACTTATGCATGTAAGATTCTACTGATTCCATATTGCTAGTAGAACTGTAATACATGTTCTTATACTCTCTTTCAAGTATCTGTTCTATAGTAGCCCATCCTATGTTAGCATTTTCACAAACTAATAGTGCATCATTATACTCTGATGCTATACCAACTAGCATATTACCAAATTCTTTTGGTGAAAGTTTACCTTTATATTCGGCTACCTGTACACATTGTTCGATATCAAATATGTGAAAGGCGGAGTAGTCAGTTGCATCACCTCTAGCGACATCTGCTACTACCATATATGATTTAGAATAGTCTGCGCTTTCCCATATCCATAAATTTCCATCTGCTCCTCTTCTTTCTAAAGGGTCCCTTTGATAGGTTTCTTCATAGAAAGCCATATCTTCATTTTCAAATACCGTATCCCCAGAAGCTAAGAAGTCACAGTCACATTCCTGACCGGCCATTTTAGGGCCTAGATCTTGATCTTGTATATCTCTCCAACTTTGATTTCTTTCAGGGTGTACAGACCAGGGTAATCTTATAGGTAAAAAACTATTTTCACCGGATTCTGCTTTTTCCCATGTTTGGTGGAACCAGTTTCCTATACCATTAGGAGTAGACAGTGCCATACATTGTCCACCCGTTGCTAAGGTTTGTTGAGCAGCGGTGAAGGTTTCATCTACATTCTCTATAAAGGCTGCTTCATCCATAAGGAGTAACGATACTGCTTCTGATCTTGCAGCATCAGGTGAAGATGATTT